GCATCGTCTGCATCCTTGGTCAACATCACCGAGACTGCAACTTCTAACCTGACTTACTATCCTGTCTTTGTTTCTGCTAACACAGGTAACACTGAAATCAGGACAGACTCTCAGCAACTCCAGTACAATCCATACGAAAACAGACTTACTGTTACTAACTTCAGATCAACCACTGACTTTGAAGTCCAAGGTAACTTGAATGTTACTGGTGCTTTGACATTCATGCAGTCACAGGTTGGTAGTATTGCTAACCATGACACTGACGCTCTGTCAGAAGGCACCACTAATCTCTACTTCACTAACGAGAGAGTTGATGATCGTGTTGCTGCACTGGTTGATGGCAGCACAGGTATTTCGGCAACGTATAATGATGCTGGTAACCTTCTGTCTCTTGCTGTTGACTTCGGTGAGATCAACACTGACAATCTGACTGAGGGTAGCACCAACAGATTCTTTACACAGGCGAGGACAAGAAGTGCATTTACTTATAATACTGGTATACAGCACGACGGCAGTGGCGGTCTTTCAGTTACTCAATCGGATATCAATACTGATAACGTCACAGAAGGATCAACCAACATCTTCTTTACTAACGCCCGCACTCGTGGTGCATTGTCTGCTAGTGGCGACCTCGGTTACAATGCTTCTACTGGTGTCTTCTCCTTCACCGAGCGCACTGATGCTGAGGTAAATGGACTTGCTGATGCTCGTATTGCACTGAATGTTGGCACAAACCTTGACCTGAGTAATCAGGATACTGGTGACCTTGCAGAGGGCACAAACCTCTACTACACCAACGCTCGTGCTGATGCTCGCATTGCACTTCAAGTTGGTGCAAACCTTGATATTAGCAACCAGTCCACAAGCGACCTGTCTGAAGGCACTAACCTTTACTATACACAAGCTCGTGCTGACGCAAGAGTTGATGCAGGATTTACTGCTAAATCTACTTCTGATCTGTCAGAAGGCACCAACCTTTACTATACCGACGCACGCGCTGATGCTCGTGTCGCTGCTGCCGCTAGTAACTATGCTACTGCTGCACAAGGCACGCTGGCAGATTCCGCTACACAACCAGGAGATCTGGCAACTGTAGCAACTAGCGGATCTTACAATGACCTTGCTAACTTGCCTACGCTCTTCTCTGGAGCATACAATGACCTGACTGGCAAACCTACATTATTCTCTGGTGCTTATGGAGACCTAACTGGTGCTCCTACTCTTGGCACTGCCGCTGCTACTGACAGCACTGCATATGCAACTGCTGCACAAGGTACTAAGGCAGACACTGCACTTCAGGCAGAGACAATTACATTAGCAACCCTCAAAGCAGAAGTCGCTGCTTCTACCAGCTTCGCTGACTTCAAGACCCGTATCGCTGCCCTCTGATAACCAATGGCTAAACCTACTACTAAAGCAGAATTAAAGGAGTACTGCCTCCGTAGACTGGGTAAACCAGTCTTGGAGATCAATGTCTCCGATGATCAGATCGATGATGCCATCGATTATACCCTGCAGAAATTCCAACAGTTTCACTACGATGGATGTGAAAAGGTTTATCTGAAGCATCAACTTACTCAGGATGATATTGACAGAGCAAAGCTCGTCACTAACACAACTGGTGATGGTGCTAACGCATCTATTTGGTCGGAGTATCGCAGCTACATTGAGATTCCTGAGCACATTCTTTCGGTTGAAGGTCTCTTCGGTTTTACCGATAAGGGCACCAGAAACATGTTTGATATTCGTTATCAGATGAGACTGAATGACCTGTATGACTTTACGTCTACTCAGTTTTATCATTACTATATGATCCAGCAACATCTGGAAACGATTGACTTCTTGCTGGAAGGTATGAAACCAGTTAGATATAGTGCTGTCCAAGATAGACTGTATATTGACTTTGACTGGAAGGCAGATGCTCTGGTTGATCAGTATATTGTTATCAAAGCATATCGTGCTCTGGACCCTGACACATGGACAGAGATTTACGACCAGCTGTGGGTCAAAGATTATGCCTCTGCTAAAATTAAAAAGCAATGGGGCACAAACCTCACCAAGTTTACTGGAGTCCAAATGCCAGGCGGCGTGACTCTGAATGGTGAGATGATTTATAACGATGCTGTAGATGAGCTTAAGAAACTAGAAGAGCAACTACGCACCGAATGGGAATTACCACCACTAGACATGATCGGCTGATATGGCAACTAACTCCTACTTTACACAAGGCACAACTGGGGAGCAGGATCTCACAGAGAATCTTGTCATCGAGCAGATCAAGATGTTCGGTAAAGATGTGTACTATATCCCGAGGACATTGGTCAATGAGGATACTGTTTTTGGAGAGGATAATCTATCAGCATTCAATGGCGCTCATCTTATTGAGGCGTACATCGAAGACGCGAATGGCTTCCGTGGTGATGGAGACATGTTTAGTAAATTCGGAGTCAGAATCTCCGACCAAGTAACGTTTATTATTTCACGCAAAAGGTTTACTGAAGCCGTAGACGACAACGCAACACTTATAGTAGAAGGACGACCAAATGAAGGTGACCTCGTTTATTTCCCCCTTGCTAACAAAACTTTTGAAATCCAATTCGTCGAGCATGAAGTACCCTTCTATCAGCTCGGAAAGATTCATGTCTGGGGTTTACGTTGTGAGCTCTTTGAATACTCTGACGAAGACTTCAATACAGGAGTCGCAGAAGTTGATGCTATCGAGCTCAACTTTGCCAACGCTATCACCCTCACCCTCACTGCGGGTGGGTCAGGAGACTTTACCGTTGGTGAGACTGTTACGGGCGGTACCACCAACACTACTGCTGATGTGAAGTCTTGGGATTCTGCAACTGGTAGACTCGTTGTTATCAACAGGTCTGGTAGATTTACTATCCCTGAGACTATTACTGGTAATACTTCCAGTGCATCTTGGACAAGCGCAAATTACAACACCCTAAATAATGTGAATACTTCTGACACAATCGATACCAACTGGACCATCGAAACACAGGCAGATGGAATCATCGACTTCACTGAGGGTAATCCCTTTGGTGAGTTTGGTAACTCTGGAGGCACTCTGTAATGCTAGGCACTTACACATATCACGAAATTATTAGAAAGACAGTTGTCGGATTCGGCACACTGTTTAATAACATTGAGCTTCGTCGCACAAAGGGATCGAAGACCGAAGTTATGAAGGTGCCTCTGGCATATGGTCCCAAGCAGAAATTCTTGGCACGTCTCCGCCAAGTCGGTGATCTGACAACACAGGATCAGGCACAGATTACTCTCCCTAGAGTTTCGTTTGAGATTCAAGGTATCTCATATGATCCCACTAGGAAGTTGTCTCCTATCTCTGCTATCAGAAACACTAAGTCTGATGGTAATGAGGCAAAGTCTTTCATGCCTGTGCCATATAATATCAATTTTGAATTGGCGATTCTTGCTAAGAATCAGGATGACTCTCTACAAATCTTGGAGCAGATTCTTCCTTATTTTCAACCAAGTTTCAATCTCACTATGAATCTGATTCCAGATCTCGGTGAGAAGAGAGACTACCCAGTGACTCTTACGTCAGTGGATTATAGCGATGAATATGAGGGTGACTACGACACACGTCGCACACTTGTATATACGTTGCAATTCGTTGCTAAGACATACCTGTATGGTCCTGTCAACGATGCAACTGGCGAAGTCATCAAGAAAGTCCAAGTGGACTATGCAACAGAGGTCAACCGCTCAGCACCTCGCGAAGTGCGCTACACGGTCCAACCAGATCCTCTTACTGCGGATCCCACAGACGATTTCGGATTCAACGAGTTTACATCAGTCTTCGTTGATTCTAAAGATTACAACCCAGTAACAGGACAAGATGAATAATTTTGAAGGTATCGAAGACGCTCTTGATGTAGATAGTGATATCGTCCCAGCATCAAAACCTACACCTCCAGTGCCAGTAGAAGAGTTTGCTTCTACAAAGGAGCAACTGAAGAAAGATTATGAATACACAAGAGGCAACCTATACTCTCTCATTGAGAAAGGACAGGAAGCAGTTGACGGTATTCTTGATCTTGCTCAACAGTCTGATCAACCAAGAGCATTTGAAGTTGCTGGTCAGTTGATCAAGCACGTTGGTGATGTAGCAGATAAACTCGTAGACCTTCAGAAAAAGGTCAACGAAATCGAAAATCCCAAAAAGTCTAAAGAAGTAAATACCACAAACAATACCATGTTTGTAGGTAGCACAGCAGATCTCGCTAAGTTTCTAAAACAACAACGCGATAAATAGTAATCGTAGGAGTACACATTACCAATGAACGTAGTAACGCCTGTGCAGCATGTGGGCGAATTGACCCATAATAGCGACACTGCACAAACCACATCTGCCATTACCGTGAAGACTGGCATCTTTCGTATTATCAATACTGATTCACACAGTGACCACTTTGCATGGGGTGGTGCTCCTGACGTGACAACGGATCAGGTTGTCCATGTTGGTGCTGGATCTACTGAGTTATTCAAACTCTCCAAACCCAAGAGAGCAAGCATCACTGGTGCAACTGCTGCAAACCCCTGTGTGCTGACGGTTGGTAACGGTGGCACTCCTGCTCACTCGTTTGTGGTTGGTGATTACGTTACTATTACTGGTGCTGCTGTCGCTGCATATAACGTATCTCATGCTGAAGTTACTGCTGTAACTAATAGCACTATTACCATCTCTTCTGATCAGTCATCTAGTGCTGCTTTCACTGGATCTGCAACTGCTTCTAACAGCATCAAAATTCAGGCAAAGGGTGATACCAGTAATGGTCTTACCATGTATATCGATGAAGTCCAAGTCTCAGGTTGATACAAATGAAGTCTTTTAAGCATCTCTCTGAAGAAGGTTACGATAGAATGCGTGACCGCAAACTTGAGAAGTATGGCTCAGGTTATAGATCTGCTGGCAGTAGCCGTAGTGTTGCAAGGTCTGGTG